AGATTCTTGGTGATCTCGAGCCAGGAGCCTTGAAGAGCGTTCAGGAATGCCACAGGGCCTATGCTGTGGCAGGAGAAACTGTCAGGTCGACTGCTAAGAGTTTTAAAACCACGGCTGGAAATGCTGCTACCCGAGCCGCGCAGATTCTTGACTACAGGTGTTATTTGGAGAGGTTGGCGATCCTTGAAGAGGATTTTGACAATCTTATGCACAGACAACCTGATGGTCACGATGGAACTCAGAGCTTTAAGCTGACCGATTTCAAACCCGTTGGAGGAAAGAAGATGATTAATCGTCGGGTCACCTATTGGGATGAAGGCGGGAGGCACGACGTTGTGTTTGACTCCGATGGTAACAACCCTAGTGGTTTGAGAGTTAGAGGTTTGATGGATTTTGGTTTCGCGAGAGCGCAACTAGATGACGTCGATCACGTGCTCAGGACGACTGGGAAGTCAACTTACAATGGTATCGTCCACATAAAAGGTGGTTTACCCGGAAATGGAAAGACCTACACCATGGCGCGCAGCGAGCATGCACTTATGTTCGCTGAGTCGAGGGACGCCGTCGAACAAATACAGATCGAGCTTCGTGCAGCCAAAAAGGCGGTATCGATTGCTTCGACCATGGCCGCGGCCGAGTTTTGCACCACTCGAAGGTTTGCGGGTCACGATTTGGCGTTTGACGAATGCTATCTTCTTCACCCCGGAAGGATTTGGTATTTGGCAATCAAATTAGGCGCAAAGCGCCTAACTTTGTACGGGGACAAGTATCAATTGAAGTTCTTTGACACAACTTCAACTGATGCTACACCTCTACTGGATGATGTTGCAGACAGCATCGAGTATGAGTATAAGACGCGTCGGTTTGGGCCGAATTTGGCGCGCCTCTGCACGGCTGTAACCGGCAGGGAGTGTGAGGGGATCGGTGAGAACATCGATTTTAGCGAGGTGACGTTTAATTATGAGCATCTCGAAGCCGCGAGGGCACGCGGTGCTACTATCATCACCCACACTACGGTGGAAGAGCAAAAGTTCGATGCTACCACCACCTATAAAGCTCAGGGCAAGTCTGTGGACGAGGTTTTCTTTGTCGACTCTCAATCGACCATTAATCCTATGTCCGAATCTCTGCCATTCGTTTACGTTGCCTTAACTAGGTGTAAGAAGAAACTCACTTATGCTCATGCTGGTGCGGATACCATGGGACTGCGACTGTTTAGATCTCTTGAAGGGGTCAAGCAATTGGAGTTGCCTGATTATGGTGCCGATATCCAGGAAGAGCTGGAGGATTCCGAACACCCAGTGATCGATGAGGCAACTCATAGGAAGGCTCACACCGACCCAGAGCAGCTGGAACGTTTGGCTAAGCGAGTGATCAGATCCGTGCAGACGGAGGCCAAGAAGTTCAAGTATAAGGACTCCGTGTACACGCTTGCAGATCCCACTTCTGATGACATGTCGGACATGGCGCGACCTCATATTCTCACTGTTTGGGATAATGAGATCATTGACGGAACTTACTCGCGAGAATCTGGAGACACGGTCGCTGATGCGGCTCTTGAGGTATTGCCATCTCTTGAGGGGGATCAAACTCTGGTTGATGATTTATTCGTCGATTGTGAGACCACCATTCAGGCTAAGGGAGAGGCCACCTTTAACCTTGATACCGAGTTTAAAGAGACACCGAAGTTCGTTTACACGCCCAACGGATTTCTGACCGGATTGGGAGTTACTCAAAAATCTCTTGACTCATTGGCGCACGCATGGACTGAGAGAAATCTCATCGACGTTGTACGTCTGACGGTCGATCTGCCTCAGGCATGTCGTTCGCTTGAGTTGCTTGTCAAGGATATGTTCCCGAATGGTCTCCCTAGTGACCCTCTTGAGACAACGCGCGACGATCTGAACGAGCTCTATCGCGACATGACCACTAACGAGTGTATCGTGGCGGATAAAGAGCTTTTCCAGGGCAAGGACACCATATCCGTGGAGGAGGGGTTCACGCTCTTACATACGGGTTTGAAGAAGCAGCTTAAGACACGAGGAGATGGGAAAAGTGCTACTAAGCGAAATGCTCCGCAGGTGACCATTTATGCCATCAACGGAACCGCCCTTCGCGCTCTTGTTTATGGAAAGGCGCTTCGTCGTCGTCTCAGGAAATGTATGAGGTCAAACTTACTCATCAATCCTTGTATGCCGATTGACGAGATCACAAAGATCTTCGAGTCATGGAAGAGGTCTGGTTTGACAATTACAGACCTTGATATTGAGAAGTTCGATAGGAGTATTCCTTCGTATCTTCTTATCATGTTCGCTCTTCTTCTGATGATTCTTGGAATGCCAGAGGATATTGTGCTCGAGATGATTTCCGTGTCCTTCAATAAGACGGCTTGTGATCAGGAGGGGAACTCGATGAGTCTTTTTGCCGAGGTTTGTTCCGGTCTTTGGAGCACAATCTTGGGTAATGGATTTTGTTCTTATGCCAGTGTCAGGCTGTCTGGTATTATGCAACCCAATGCCTCTGGCGCCTTTGAAGGGGACGATTCTCACGTGTGCTCAAAGCCGATCCAAGATCTTGCTGTTCGTGTAGCTAGGATGAATGCTAATTTTGGTATGACAAGCAAATTGGTTTCGCCTGATGTTCCGTACTTCTTGGGTCATTTTATGGAGGATACGGATGAAGGAGTGGTTCCAGTGATAGATCCCATGCGGCAGGCCGAGAAGTTTAGTGCTGTCAGGACCCTCGCTGACAGACCTGCTTTGATGGCATCTTGGAGGATCAACAGACAAACTCTTCACCGCGGGGTGGATCCTGAAGAGTTGGCGATTCACGTTGCTAAGAAGTATAAACACTTCAACCCCGCTTACAACATCATTGATGCTTTGATGTGTATGGACTAGATTGGTCCCGGACGAGCCTGTTCGTTAACGTTTATCCCTTGGGGTTATGTAGGCAGTTCGCGTCTGAAG